TATTCAGGCACGGTTAAGACCTTATAATAAGGACAAGGAGGATTGTTTATGGAAGAAATTAAAATTACCGTTTCTGGGCTCGATTTCAACGCCGGGAAGGTCGAGTACATTGCAGACAGGGTTAAGTATTACCTGCCACGAATAGGCTCTGACAAGCGCGATTATGCAGTCCTTCAAGATATTCAGAACATGCGCGAAGATATTAATGAATTGCGTGTGTCTGGTAAATTTCTTGACGTTGCTAACCAGGCAGAAAAATTCCTTGAGGATAATGAGTCGCGGCTTGTGACGTTTCATTTCTTGAGCGAGGCGGCAGGGCTTATGAGAGCGGCCTCTGAACAAACGGTCACCAAAAATAAAGTGGCTAATGCAGAGCGTGCTTTGTGGAAATTGCAAAACGGCATGGCGCATGCAAATAGCGACAAACATGAACTTCAGACAAGAGTAGATGAGATTGAACGATTTATCATTGATGCCAAGATCAAAGAGCACATGAGCCGAGCCGACAAGCACTTCTCGGCACAAAAACAAAAAATTGCCGTTCGTGCTCTCAAGGAGGCCGCTGTTTTGATTCTCGCTCAGAAAATAATTGACCATGCTCATTCTGATTTATTGAGCAAGATCAATATGATGATTGATGACGCGGAAGGAATCATAGAATCTACCGCGCACCAAAAGCGACTTTCGAAGCCTTCTCATTGAAGTTCTTTTCAGCATTTTTTAAGGCGAACACCATCCACGGATCAGGTTTTATACCTTTTTGATGAACTGCCTTAGCAAATGCATAGATGCCATTTTTACCAACCCATCGCAGTAATTTTTTATTCTTCGGTTTGATGGTGATCGTCTTGTTTTTTGGCCCATAAATCCCAGTCCCCCAGTGCACGAACAGCGCGTGCCGGGCGTGGGCGAGGTCATGGTAAATCTCCCAGCCGTCGGTGCCGTACTGGCGCAACTGGAGCGAGCGGTACAGGGCGCCGGACTTGGTGTGGGCATCCGCCCCCGCCCGAGCCCGGTCATAAATCTCCTGGGCGAAGTCCGCCACGGCCTGGCGGCTCTTGAAGACAACCTTCCCGAGTTCCTTATCGACGCCATCGATGCCGCTGATCTGGATGCTGATCACGGCGTGACCTCTTTGGCACCGGCATCGATGGCGGCCATCACCGCTTCCAGGACGGACGGGTCACCCGCCCCCAGGGCGAGCTGCGCCACTTGCTTCATCTGGGCGCTGATGGCTTCTTCCGGGAATCCGCTGGCCTGCATGGCGCCGAGGGTTTCCAGTTCCACGGCCAGGTCGGCAAGCTGGTAATCCCGCGCCCATTGGGTGGTGATGGTTTCCGGATTCAGCCCCAGCCAGATGCAGGCGATGTTCAGGGCCCGGCGTTCCAGGTCTTCCATGCGCCGGGAAAAGGACATCAGGGCGGCATTCAGGGCCTGGAAGCGGATGGTGAGGGCCAGACCGGATTCGGCGCTCTTCTCGCCGGTCAGGTCCACCGACAAGCCGACCTCTTTGATCTTGGCTTCCAGGTCGCCGATGGTGTCGCGGTAGGACTGCACCGGGCCGTCGGGCGGGGCGATGAATGCGACTATGCCCGGGGTGACGATGCCGCGGTTCTTGCCCACATCGGCGACGGCGCCGCGCAGGGCATCGATCAGCCCGCCCTGGCGCGCGGAGAGGCTTTCAGGCGTCTCGTTTTCCACGGCATCGAGGATCGGGAATTGGGCGGCGAACACGGGGAAAGTGTGGCGGCGCAGGATTTCATCCAGCTCGCTGCGCAGGTTGTAGATGCGGCGGGAGAGGCCGGCGATGTCGGCAAACGATCCCACGTCGGGAAACTCGCCGGACTCGCTGAAGGCCAGCACGGGGCAGGCGCCGAGGGGGTGGGGTTCGGCGTCAATGATGTCCTCACCCTTGCGCACCCACCAGCCGGCAGTATCCCAGCCGCGCACCAGAGCGCTGCCATCTTCGTCGGTGGCGCCGATTTCGATCATTTCCAGCATCCCGCGGGCATCCATGCGGTATTCGATCACGTGTTCCGGGAGGATGGGCACCAGGTAGGGGAAGGCGCGCTGCTGTATCTGACTGGCCGCGTCCGCGGGCAGGGTGCGGGGCATGTCCACCAGCAGGAGCATGGCACCGCGGGCTTTGGCATCAACCATGAAGCCCTGCCAGAACACATCCAGGCTATCGCCGCGCCAGTTGCAGTCATCCAGGAAGGCCGTGAGTAGCGGATTCTGGGTTTCCCGCATCGGGGGCTTCTTGGCGATGTAGCCGACGAATCGCTGGCAGGCCGGAAGCAGGGCGTTGACGTACCAGGCGACGACGCGGCGCCGCTTGTACTGTTCATCGGTTTCAGAGGCGTACTGCACCAGGGCGGTGCCATCGGCAAATCCGCCAGAGCCGCGCAGGGCTTCGGCAATGGGGAGGTATTGGGCAGCGGGGAAGGTAGCCATGGCGCGCGCGCGGGTGAGGGTGACGGGAGGGTGGGGCGGTTTTGTGCCACTTCGGCGCGGGAGTGGCACACGCCGGGGGCAGGCTCGCCCCTATTGCAACTTTCCGAGGGCGGGACGCCTGTGGACCTCTCTAAATTCAAGGAACGACTGGGGGCGGATTTCGCGGCCCTGGAGGCTTACGTCGCGGAACTCACCGGGAAGGTGGACGCCGCGCGCACTGAGTCCATCGAGGGCCGCAAGGCGCTGAAGGCCAAGGTGGCGGAACTGACCGCTGCCCAGGCGAAGGTGATGGAGAAGCTGGGGATTGATTCCCTGGATGAAATCGACGCCCTGCCGGACGCGAAAGGCCAGGCCGAAGCCACCAAACAGTTCGACGCCAAGGTGAAGCGCCTGGAACGCGAACTGGCTGACGCCAAGAAGGCCGGCGAGGAAATGGGCAGCAAGCACAAGTCCGCCATGATGGATGCAGCGCTTGAGAAGGCCCTGGCCGGTCAGGAGTGGGTGGATCGGGACATTGCCGCGATGCTGGTGAAGTCGGGGGCCGCCTGGGAGGAGGATCAAATCCTGTTCCAGGCCGGCGATAAGCGGGTGCCGCTGGCGGACGGGGTGAAGTACCTCGCTCAGACCAAGCCGCATCTTTTGAAATCCGCCGGGGCGGGAGGCTCCGGGTATCAACCGGGCGGCGGGAAGTCGGCCGGACAAGCCAATCCCTGGGCGAAGGGCTCGCACAACATCACCGAGCAAATCCGCATTACCCAGGAAAACCCGCAACTTGCGGCCAGCATGAAGTCCGCCGCAGCCCAATAAGGAATTGAATCATGACTGTAAAAATCGCTGACATCCTGACCCCCGACGTGTGGAACCAGTACGGGGAGAACATGACCACCGAGAAGTCTGCCTTCTGGCAGGCGGGCGTGGTGGCTTCCGTCCCCGGCATCGCTATCCCCAACGGGGGCGCGGTGATCGATATGCCGCATTTCAACGATATCGATGGTGACCTGGAAACCCTGTCCGACTCCGCCAGCCTGACTCCGGGCAAGATCACGACCGGCCAGCAGAAGGCGGTCGTGGTTGGTCGCGGCCGCGCCTGGGGGGTCAACGACCTGGCCGGCGTGTTCGCTGGTGACGATCCGGCTGCCGCCATCCTGGCCAAGCTCGCCGGCTACTGGCAGCGCAAGATGCAGGCGGAACTGCTATCCACTGTGACGGGCGCCTTCGCCGCTGCGTCCATGTCCGGGCTGGTGTCCGACATCTCCGGTGGCGCTTCCGAGGCGGTGCGCACTTTCCGCGCCGATACCTTCATCGATGCCACCCAGCTCCTGGGGGATGCCAAGGGCAACGTGTCGGCCGTCGCCATGCACTCCGCCACCGAAGCCTATTTGGCGAAACAGCAGTTGATCGATTACGTGCAGCAAGCCGGCCAGTCGGACCGCGTTCCCTACTACATGGGCAAGCGGGTGATTGTGGATGATGGCTTGCCGGTATCCAGCGGCACTTACACCAGCTACATCTTCGGCAGCGGGGTGGTGGGCTACGCGGCGGCGACGGTGGGCAAGTCCGACCTGGAAACCGACCGCGACATCCTGGCCGGTGAAGACGTGATGGCCATGCGCAAACGCTTCATCCTGCACCCCGTCGGCATGAAGTGGGTAGGCAGCGCGGCCGGCGCGTTCCCGACCCGTGCAGAGCTGGAAACCGGAACCAACTGGGTTCGCGTGTACGACGTGAAGGCGATCCCGATGATCGCGTTCAAGCACAAGCTGGCTTGATCATGGGCCTGTTCGCATTCAACCGGATGCGGCGGGCGCGGGAGCAACACACGCCGCCCGTTCCGCCCACGCCGGAAAAACAATCCGCGCCCGCCAAGAAGCCGAAGGATCCGAAGCATGAGTAAACCTCTGCCCCCTGGGATTCCTGTTCCCGTCGCCACCCGCCGCGTGCCCTACCAGGGCGCTACCCTGCCGGCTCCGGTCCCGGCCCCCCCCCCCATCAAGGAATAAGCCATGGCCCGATTCATTCGCAAAACCGCCCTCCTGGCCGAGCTGGAAACCACCTATGGCATCAGCGCGGCCCCCGATGGTTCGGACGCGCTGCTGGTGTCCAACATGACGGTGAAGGCCGAAGTGGACAAGGTGGAGCGCCCCCATATCCGCGAACACTTCGGCGCCACCGCTCAACTTCCCGGCAGCGGGCGCATCAATATCGACTTCGATGTGGAGCTTTCCGGTTCCGGCACCGCGGGCACCGCCCCGGCCTGGGGCAAGCTGCTGCAGGCCTGCGGGATGATCGAAACGGTGTCCGCCGCCTCCCGGGTGGAGTACTTGGTGGGCACCCTGCATGATCTGACCAAATCCATCACCATCAAGTACCACATGGATGGCCTGGTTTATCTGGCCCTGGGTTGCCGGGGCACCGTGGCCTTCAAGATGCCCCTGGGCGGCGTGCCGACCATGAGCTTCAAGTTCGTGGGCCTGGATGGTGGTGAGAGCACCGCCGCCGATCCAACCCAGACCCTGACCGCCTGGAAGGCGCCGGTGGTGATCCACGACGCCGCCGCATCCGATGTCACCCTGGGCTGCACCTATTCGCTTGGCGCCCTGTCCAGTGGCACGGCCTACCCCAGCCAGGGGCTGGAACTGGACCTGGGCAATGAGGTGAAGCATCGCCCCCTGCTGGGTGGCGAGAAGGTATCCATCGTGGATCGAAACGCCACCGGCAAGGTGGAACTGGAGCTGTCGGCGGCTGATGAGGTGACATTCCGCGCCGCTGCCCGGGCC